ACTAAAAATCTATCGTTGCTACCATCGTTAATCATTACATCTACTAGAATAGCTGTACCTCCTGTGTTAGCCACAAGACAACCAATAACGATTTGTTTGTTTGATGTAGTTGAAACTACTGTCGTTAAGCTATTATTCGCTATCCGAGAGTTAGTTGAACTAAAGTTATTTGCCATTTTTTATTTTCTCCTTAATTATTTATCCAAGTGCTAAACTAAATGGAATTGCTGTTGGGTCTGTTTCTGTTTGTATTCCTGTATCAATGTCTGCCCATGCAGAACCATTGTAGAATCTTAAAGTATTTGATGTTGTGTTAAAAAATAAATCTCCTGCATCAAGTGAAGATGTTGGGTCTGATGATCCAGTTCTATATCTTTCTGCAAAACTATTTACACCAGTAATATTATTTGCTACTGTTGTTACATTTGCTGATACTCCTGCAACAGTTGTTACATTTGCAGATATACCTGCTACTGTATTTACATTGGTTATATTATTACCAACTATATTAACATTAGTTATATTATCTGATACTGTTTCTATTTCAGAAGTAGTTTCTTGTAAATCTAAAGCTGCTGTTTCTATTTCAGATACAGTTTCATTTAAATCATTTGCAACTGTAACTATGTCTGCAATATTTGTAGCTACTGTATTTACGTTAGCAATGTTTGTAGCAACTGTAGTTACATTAACATTATTGTTTGCAACAGTTGTTACATTAGATGCAATTCCACTAACAGTGCTTACGTCACTAGATATTGCTGCAATTGTTGAAACATCTGTAATATCTTGATCAAATTCTAATCCTGTACCTGAACTATTTACTGATAAAACTTTATTAGCAACAAGATTTGGAAATGTTATATTAAATGTATTTGCTGTAGTAGTAGCAGCTCTAGGAGAAAATTTTAAATCTCTTTCTAGTTGCTGACACATAGCAATAATTTTATCTAATTCTGTATTCAGTGAACCAATTTGAAAAGCTCCTGATGTTGGAAAATCTGTAGTTCTTTCTATAGCTAAATCTCTAGATATTGTAATTACATCATTTACTGTAGCTCCAGGCGAACCTAACGTAATAGACCCTCCACCAGTTTGTCCTGCACCAGATACAGAATACTGTGTTGCGTTTGTAGGTGATGCCGAAAAAGTTAATAGTGATGTACCATTAAATACTTTTAAATCTGCATTATCAAAAAACTCAAATCCAACAGTAAAACTAGTTTGCCCAGCTGTTGCTGTATATTGAACTCGTGGTTCTGTATCTGAAATTGTTATACTCATTATCGTAATCCTTTTTCTATATCGTCAAATAACCAATCTAAGTACCATACGTTCTGAAATGGAATTAATCTACGCACATTACGTGCTGTGTAGTGATTATATGATTTACCACCAACATCATACATAATATCAAACACATTATAAATTTGTGATGCACTTGGACCTAACAGTCCTACTTTAGATTTCATAGAAGAACCATAAGGTTTACCTTCACCCATTAATGGAGCTATACCAATTCTATTATCTGTAAGAGCTTCTATAGATCTATTAACATCTACAAATATTCCACCTAATCCAGATCTATCAAACGCTGCTAATAGTTTTGCAGTTAAAGATTTTTTAGAATAATCTTTGTTAAATCTAAATTCACTGTAAACTGCATCTACTAACATACCAGATCCCATTAACAACATAGAACCAAATAAAAAATCCATATCTTTTTCTTGCATACCTCTCATTAACATTCTTTGTGTAGAAGCCATTGCAAATTTTTTAAACTGTACAATAGTACTAGCAAGTTCATAGTTCATAAACAAAGGTGTATCTCCTTTGCCTGGCGTTACAATTGTAATATTAATATCTTTATTTAACGCTGCACCAAATCTTTGTTTAGCTAAATCATCAGTCCATTCTACTGAATTAGCCATTCTATTGTGTACAGTTTTAGTTCCATGTTCTTCATACATTTTAGCAATTCTTCTTGCTACTTCTTCATCAATACCAGAAGCTGCTAACTTAGTTTTAAATTTATCTGACAAAGTACCTTTACTCCATTTAACAGAGTCTTCTAAGATTCTAGAACCAATAGTAACAGATGCTGCACTTTTCATAAATTCTGTCCATCTAGACATCATGTTAATATACATAAAATTAAAGTTGGCTGCTTTACCCATCATACCTTCTACTTTAGAAGACATACCAAACATATCTCCAATATCAGAAAATAACATAGCTCTTTGTCCTGTAACCATATCTACTGCTTCTGCAAAAGACTGAGCTTCTTTTTTACCTGCTTTGAAGATACCGAATTTTTTATTAGACAACATATCTGCCCACATTTCAAATTGAGTTTTAAAACCTCTTTGAATACCAGATGTCATAATAGTTCTTGGTACATCAGCTACTGCTGCAAAAAAACCAGTAAGCATTGTTAAAGCATTATAATGTTTCATTGTTCTCATAGCTCTAGATGTCCAAGCATGAGGATCAGCAGGTAATCCATATGTACCTCTAACCAGCTCAATACCAGCTTCTAGATCTTCTAGAACTTTGTTTTTCTCTGCCATAATTTTAGCTTTTTGTGTCTTAGTTTTTGCCTTAAATGCCTTAATGTTATATTCTTCAGCTACTTGATATAATCCAGGAAACGTCATTGATTGAGCTTCATCTATGTATTTATATCCTAGACCATTTGGATCTCCGTATTTTTTAGTAAATAAAATGTCTGGAGTTACTTGTCTGTAATATGTTTTCATTAGTGAGAAAATATCACTAACCATAAAATCATTTTCTAATAATTTAACTTGTGTTTCTGGTAGAAGGTTTAACTCTCTAGCTCTTGTAGCTCTAGCATATCTAGGTCTATTAAAAGCATATCTTTCAAATATAAGATCTTTAATATCATCAGTATATTTTGTTTTTTCAAATCTTTGAAATGGAAAATGTCCTGCTAGATCATCTACTAAAGTATTTAATTTTTTTTCATTAATATACTTTCTTCTTTTAATTAGATCTTCTCTAATTATATTTTTAAACAATTCTTTGTTTTTATCTATATTGGTTTTATTATAAATTATATTAACATAATCTTTTATTAAACCATCTGACGCTTTTAAGCGTTCTTCTAACTTAGCAATTTTATTTTTGATTTCTGTTGCAGAATATTGTGATGTAGTACCATCTACTTTAGACTTAAATGATTTAGAAGTTTCACCCTTCTTTTTCATTGTGTCCATAGTACCTTTCCAAAAATTTAATTCTCTTTCAATTGGTAATTTACGAATACCAAGTTCTTGCATTTCTTTACCTATTGGTCCATATACTTTATCTTGTGTAATTCTTGCAGCTTGTGCTATTTCTGGAATATCATTCTGCATACCTTTTAATCTTGTTAATGTAACTTCTCTACTAAATTGAGCTAAAGACATTTGACTATTCATTATGTTGTGCATATTAATTCCTAATTCTGTTTTAGGATGTGCATCTTGTACTCTAGCAATATATTTCATGTATTGTTCTTTAATATCTTTCATAGCTTCTATAGATCCTACTTCTCTCATTCTAAGTTGTAGTTCAATAGATGGATCTGTTGATTTAAAACCATACTCTTTAGTGTTTTTTAATTTAAGTAATGGTGTATCTAATATATCTGCGATCATTGTTCTTGCATTTTTAGATACAGCTTTAGTAACTCTAAATACATTGGTCCAAGGACCATCTTCACCAAATATACCTAAATTACTTTTAACAAATCTTTCACCTTGAAATTCTTCACTAGGTGTAGCTTTAATTTTAGTTTCATTAGCAGCTGCACCTACACTTCCAGTAGTAGGTCTTTCATTAGGATTAATAAATTTACCATCTTCATATATTTGTTGTGTAATTTGTTTTGGTGATGCGTGAAAAGCTTGATCAGATTTAATAATTTTTTGATGTGTTGCTGCACTTACATTACCTTTAGCCATTTTATTAATTACATATGGTAATCCATAACCACCAGCTACAGTCCAAGGAACATAGCTATCATCTCTAACAGGATTTATATTTTGTTTTGCTATTTCTTCAGCAGCAAATGCAGTACCAAATAACTTTGCACTTTGTCCTGCTTTAGTAAATAATAACAAAGATGATGGATCTAAAAAAGCTCCTGTAACTCTACCAAGATGATACCATGGACTAGCATAGTTTGTTTCAGCTTGTTGATCTAACTTACTTATAATAGATGTAGTTTCAGCTGCACTTTTACTAAACATAAAATGATCATAAAAATCATTATAAGGTTGTATTTGTGGATCTTGTTTTGGATTATAATTTTCATCAGCAGGAAAATCTTGATTATTTGTTAAATATTCAATTGCCATATAAGGCAAGTTTTCATCTGCAAAACCTGTGCCAAAATCAGATATATTATATTCTACTGGTTTAGTTTCTTTTTCAAATGTTTTTTGAGCATCTTCTGGAGTAAACGGATAAGAAATCATTATCTTACTTTACCTAGTTTACCACCATAACTGTTAATACCTAAATCATATCCTTCTAATATCATAGCATCTAAATACAATTGATTTTCTGGTGGATAATAATTATTAAATGCTTCTGATCCCATTTCATGTTCAATCATAAATTTAATTAATTTACTTACTTGTGTAGAATCAAAAAAATTAATAGCTGTATCTCTAGAAAATTGAGTTTTTTCTTCTAAAGCTTGTAAATATATATCTGTATCTTCTGCATATGTAGAAAGTATTTCTCCAATTGTAGGTTCATCACCATATCTTTTAGTAGTATTATTATTAATTAATGTAGAGTTATTAATCATTACTCTCATACCAGCTCTTATAGAATCTATAGGACTTGCAAATACTGCTGCTTGATTACCTGTATCTACATCAGTCATTTCACCAACCCAAGCTGAATCAGTTTTCATAACTGCCATATAGTTATTAGTTCTAAATGTTAATGGTAAAGATTTATCTTGATAGTTATCATAAACATGTTGTCTAAATTTAAGACTCATATTTTGTTCTGTATAATTCATTTTATGTGGAGGCATAACAGATTCTATTAGTTTATCTTTTGGAATAATTTTACTATTAGCATCTATTCTAGCATCATAAGATAGTGTATCATTAATAGTATTATTAATTTTAGCACCTTCTGCATAATATGGTTTTAAATCTACATCTATACCTAATGTTTTAAATATAAATGCAAATGGTTTTACTTCAGCAGGTACATCATTTAATAATGGTACATCTGGATAAAACTTATAATCACTTGCTTCAATACCCATTTTAATAGTTTTATAAATTACATTTTTAGAAAAACCTTGCCAACCATCATTACCATCTAATAAATGACCAAATGTTTTTTCAAATTCATTATATTTTTCTTCTGTTAAAGTATTAATTAAATCTTTTCTTGATGCAGATTTACCAGTTAATTCTTGCATTCCACCAAATCCTGTAGGATCAAAAAATTTATTTCCTTCAGTTAAATTAATTGTGTAACCATTATGATTAATTTTTAAATGATAATTAGGTTTACCAAACTTATTCATTGTACCTGTAGGTTCAATCATGGTATTTTCAAAACCATTATCTATTTCTGTTTTAATAATATCTGTAAGACTATTAGGAACACTTTTTCTACCTATAACCATATCTGTTAATGGTATTCCAAATCCTTCATCTTTAACTCCAAATCTTTCTCTTTTTTCTACTTCATTTAATGAACTTTCTAATTCATTACCAATAGCTATAATGCTATTTTCAAATCCTTGTCCCATAAATCCTATTTCTTTTTCATAAGGATGTTTAGATATTTGTATTTGATTATTACCTGTAAAATTAGTTGCACCATAACCTTCTTTATTCATTGCATCTAATGCAGACATTGCTGCATTTTTAAACATTACTTTTCCTTTATCAGAAGTAATATCAAATTCTTTACCACCATTCATGTGATTTAAATTAGTAATAGTATGTTGTAACCATTTAGCTTTAACTGGTTCTGTTAATAATGTACCAGCAAAAGAAAAACCAAAAGTAGTTGATGCTGCATTAAATATATCTGCATATTCATTTTTACCATTATTAAAAAATTTTTTAACCCAGTTTGTATCTGTATTAATATCAAGTTCACTTATTAAATCTTTATAAATATTTACTGTATCTTTTGCATTAATACCTAAATGTTCTTCAAGTTTAATTTTATTAGCTTTTGCATTTGGTATATCTGCACTAATACTATTTAATTTAGAAGCTAATGTAGCATTATCTTGCATAGATAAAGCTCCCATTAAATTACCTTCTTCATATATAAATTCATTATCAATAACTAATCCAGGATATTTTGCTTTTGTAAAATTATATAAAGATAGATTATTTTTATATTCTTCAATCGTACCTTCATTATTATAATCTACATTTATTTTAGTATTTAATTTTTTAATAACAGCAGTTGGAGTAATATTATATTTAGACAATACTTCCATAGCTATTCCTAAATTAGGATTTGATACATCAGTAATATTTTTGTTATTAATACCATATCTAGATAATAAAGCTGATGTAACTAATTCTTTTTGATTATCATCTATAAAACCTTTTTGTGTTCCACCAATCATATCACTAGCTATTTTTTGAGCTTTAATATTATCTTGTGTAATTTTTACAACTTTATTAAATTGTGTTTTACTTATTCCATTTAATGTGTTTATTACATATTCAGTTGAATTTGAGTTTGCTCCATCTTGAAAATTACTAATGTGTAAAGGTTGTCCAGGTTCTTGTAATCCTTCTAAATCATATGTTTGCTTAGAAGCCATCATAGATTTAATTTTATCACCATTATAGTTTTCATATAAATCCATAGCACTTTTAACTATAGATTTTCTATTAAACTCATTACCTATATAATTTTCATATTTTTTAAATATAGGATTTTGTGCATCTTGTATATTTTCTAAATCATCTGTAGTAAGTTTTAATTGATCATTACCTTGTGCATAACTAGCAATATATTTTAAAGCACTAGTTTTATCTAATTTTTTCATACTACTAACAATTCGTAATACTTCTGTATTTTTAAGATCAGTTTCTAAATCTTTTTTTAAATTATTACCAGAGTATCTCATAGTAGATACTAATGATGTTTCTGCACTACCATATATTTCATTAAGATTTTTAAATGTAGTATTAGCAGTATAACTATTAATATTAGTTATTGGTGCATCTGTATCAACTATATTTGATAATTGCATAGAAGTTATATCTTCATTATCAGTTCTGCTAGTTTGGAATCCTTCTAAAGCAATTGAATCATTTCTAGCTCTATAATTTTTAGTTGCAAAACCTAAATTAGCTAAATTTTTTTGTGCTAATATATTAGATACATAATTTTTATAAACAGTAGGTGTAGATTCTATTAAGTTTTTAGAATAATTATCTACCGCATTCTTCATTCCATCTGGATCAAACTTAAATTTATCTTGTAGTTCTATATAATGATCTCTACTTTTATTATTAAAACTAACTTTAAAATCTGTTGCTTCATCAGCTTCAGCTTTTTTTCTAAATACATCTATAGCTTCTGATATAGGTTTAGATATTTGTGCTGCTATATTAGTATCTGGAAATTTTGGAATACCAATATTATCAGCTACACTTGATTTTAATTTAACTTGTCTTTTACCTTGTTTTAATGCCATTAGTCATCATCCATTTTATTTGTATTACTTAAATCATATTGTCCACCTTGAGGATTTGATTTATATGAAGTTGCATAAGCTGCAGTTTTAAATCCAGCTGATACTATACTTGAATAACCTCCGTATGTCTTTGCTTTACCCATAACTTTTGTTGAATAAATTTGACTTTGTAATTTTTCTCCGCCTCGTCTAGTATTTATTCTAATATTAGTTATATCTTTTTGAGCTATTCTATCTATTTCAGATTGTGTAGATAAAAAACTTCTACTAGTATCACTATAACCAAGACCTGCTTGTATAGCTCTATTAATTTTTCTTTTTTTATTTGCTTCTTCTAAAACATCATTAGAATCTTGTATTCCTTTTAAAACATTATATTTTTTTTCTTCTTCATATTCTTTTACAGTTTCTTTAGTTTGAGCTTTTTGAGCTTTGACTTGTTGCATAGTCCCAAATGCTTGTACAGCAAAACTTGCAATAGCTAATGTAACAGGATCAGCACTCATGCAAAAACTACCTCCACACTCATTCCTAATATTTTAATTGGCAAGGGATCATTTTGAGATAATGTAACAGTAGGATTTTTATCATATCCTATAAAAAAAAATTCTTTTTTTTCTGTTACAGGTGTTAAGTCAGAACCACCACTAAAATTAACTTGTTGGATTACTAAAGATTTAGAGGTTATGTCTGCAGCTTTGACATTTAAATCTAAAGTAGAATTAATATCAATGATGGCTCTTGAGATTCTTCTTGGTAGTCCAGTTAATGGACCTTCTGGTAATTCTTTATCTATTGGCATAGTTTCAATAATAGGTGTATAGTTAAATCCAATATTTACTCCAGTTGCTCTTGGTGAATTTAACGTAATAGTATCTGTTGCACTAACAGTAAACGCACCTAACGAACTATTACCTTCAACTGCATTAACAGATTCATTTGTATATATTCCATTAACAAAATGTAAATAACCTTTTACAATTGTTATAACAGCATTATCTGCTGGAGTTGCAGCTAAATTTTTATCTAAATTAAGATCATACGATCCACCACCATTATTAGTAAAAGCTTGAATAATATATTCTGTAGAGTTTCCTGCAATAGTAAATGTTTCGTTTATTTTTGGATCAGAAGTAAATCCATCTATTTTAATAACATCTCCTGTTTGCCCAGAACCTTGTACTAATGGAGTTCCTCTTTGCGATACAGTAGAATTTGTTTGCATATCTAATGTAGTACTATCATCATCTGCAAATTTTTCTAGTGTATAAACAGTAGATCCATTTAATTGTCTTTTTACAATACATACTAAATATTCATTTAAACTTATAATAGAATGAAATAAATCATTATTTTTAGTTGTCCATAAAGACCAACCTGCAATTTTTTCATCTCTAACTGAATGAAATACAGCTAGTGATCCATTTAATGTAGATCCATTATTTAAAAAAAAAGCATATTGTTCTGGTCTTGTAAAATTTCCTCTTACTACAGTTAATTGTTTTGGGCTATCAATTAAATGTTGAGCTAGTATAGATACCGAAGTTGATTTATAACCATCTTCAATATCAGAATAAATAAATTCTCTAACAGCTTTACCATTTTTTTGAACAAAACCTGCTGCTTGATCAAACATAATTGGAGCTGTTCTGCTAATACCATATGGAGTTTGTTTTAATACTGATACATTTCCAGGAGTTATAGTATTATCATTAGCTCTTGGAATATAATATTCTCCACCATCTGTAAATACTTGTAAGTCTTTACTTGACATTATATGTCTAACTTCGTTTACTTCTGAACCTGCAATATCTATATCAATAGCTTCATCTGCTTCTCCAGTTCCAACACTAAAATTAAAATATTCTGATATTCTTGAAGCAAGTATTCCAGATGGTCTAGATTTTAAACCACCAAACCAAAGTCTATTATTGTGAAAAGTAACAGCTTGAGGAAATCCTCTTTTAGTAGATATAGCTTGTTCTGCCCAATTAAAATGAGGACCAGTTGTTCCCATATCTTCTATAATAGTAATTTTTACCTGTGTAGCTGAAAGAAAACTAGTTATTTTACCTTGTTTTTTATTAATTTCTATATAATCTCCAACTTGATTACTTGTAAATGAACTTGCACTTGCAGTTACAGTTCTATTTATTCCTGTTGCATGAGAAGATAAACTTACACTAGTTAAACTTGCAGCATATTTATAAAATGGTCTAGTTGTTTTTTTAACTCCACTTACACTTACTGAATCATCATCATCAAATGCAAAAATTGATGCTGTAAAATTTGTTGCAGAACTTCTAAATATTTTTACTGTTGAATTATCTCTATGAGATATAAATATAGTATCTCCAAATTGAGCATAGTTTAATTCAAATAATTGAGCTGTTGTCCAATTACAATTACTTGTAATATTTGCAATTATTACATTTCCATTAATATCATAAACATCCATTCTATTATTAGATAAAGCTATAATAGCTATTTCATCATCAGAAAATATAAAAGGAATTAATCTAGATTCAGCAGGTAATGTTGCTAAATAAAAAGTTCCTGGTCTTCTCATAATACCACCTTCTGCTAATAACGCAAAATTTCTACATTGTTTAGTACCATTTGTATAAGCAGGTGTGTCTATACGTGTATTAAATAATGGGTTAAGCTCACCAGATGAAAAATTTGTTAATACAGTTTTTAATACTCTTGCCATTAGACATCAGTTCTTGTAGAGTTTCTTAAATTAGTAAATCTTGAAATATCAAGTTTTCTTGTAGTAACTTCTGCTGTATCAATATTTTTAGATATTAAAAATTGTCTATCAGCTAAATTTTTAAATTCTCTAATCATTCCTGCATCTCTTGCAACAGATCCTGCAAAAATAGAAGCAAGTTCATATTCTAAAGCAACTCTAAAATGAGGTGGAAAATAATCTTCTTCTACTCTAAAAATATAATCTAAAACTAAATTACTATTAGCTCCATAACTATTAACATAAATCATATCTTTATATCTTGTATATGGAATAATATAATCATTTACTGTTAGTGTATTAATTTGTAATACACCTGGATCAGCAGGTAATTGATAAGCATAATCATATCTTCCTACTGGTGCTGTTGATAATAAAGATAGTTGTTTTTGATTAGTAGAAAATTTCCATCTATGTCTTGTCAAAGAAGATTGAACAATATCTTCATAAACATTTGAAGCAACTAAAGCTTCTGTTGATCCATCACTAAAAGAAGATATAGGTTGTGCACCTATCATTACTAAAGCTCTTGCACATATATCTACTTTTGATGTTGCCATATTTTATAAAATTAAATTATTTGAGGGCGAAATAAATCGCCCCCAAAATATCTTTAAACGATTATGATCCGTTTACGACAGTTACAGTAGCAGCACCTGTAGCAGATGATACAACACATATATCAACTGTTTGAGTACCACCATTGCTTCCTACGCAAAGAATAATATCATTTTCTTTTAAGTTCTCAGTTGCTGAGTTAAAGTAACCAGAAGCAGCTATTGTAGCAATAGCATCTCCATCTGTATAAAAGAATACAGAGTTACCACCAGCTTCAGCAATCTTTTTGATTGGGTTTGCAGTTTCGTAAGCCATATATTCTCCTTATTCAGCACATTTTTGAACTCTAATACCATTGTCATCAATCAATGTACCACCTATGCTAAGCATAGAAGTAATTAAATGAGAAACTTTTTCTGGTATATAGTTCACTTCAGTTTTAACATCAGAACCTATTCCTAAGCCCAATGATGATTTGTGGAAAGCCACAGTATGTCTATCAGTAGAACCAGAAGTTTCTAGTCCACTGTGTACAAACCATAAGAATCCTAACCATCTTTTTGCAGTCATTCCTCCAGCATATGGAAGCTCACCTTCGCCTACATATTCTACTCTAGAGAATTGATCTAATGCCAGTAGATCAGACCATTGTTTTGGTCCTACTACCCAGTATCTTTGATTATCATCTGGAAGGTCATTAGTATTAAAAAGTTCCATCATAGATGTTGCTTTTCCTAAGTTCATACCAGTACCTGTTCCTGATGAGTTGTTCGCAAGAGTCGTAGCTCCATTCATAATCCCAGTTAATACACTGTCAGTTTTTCTACCTAAAGCATATGCTGCAGATTGTGCAACTATTTGTCTTTCGTCAATGTTTACCTTTAACTCGTCTAGCTTGTCAACGTAATCAGCTGCATAGTAATCAGTTAAAGTTGCGCTCACGTTAGAGTGAGATAGATCCATTGCTACTACTTCGGCATGTCTTGCTTTAGTGTTAGCTGCACCTTTTGCAACCTTCTGAAACTTAACAGTGTTACCATTAACGCCATTCACAGTTCTTATAAGATTCTTTAATTTAGAACCCATTCTTTGATAAGCCATGTGAACTTCTGCTTCAAACTGAGTAATAAAGGCATTTGTTATTGATGTTGCCATTTTATTGTCCTTTGTTTGTTGTTAAGTTACGTTATTTCCGATTATCTTACAAATGCAGTGGTTTGTTATCCTTAAGGGCAAACATTAAACATTTTTAAGGTCTTACAATAAAAATAGATTTGTTTAATTATTTAAACAACGCACAATTACATCCATATTTTAGGAATAGTAATTACTTCACCAAATTCTATATTACCTTTTTTGTCATACGAGTATGTTCCAAATAATGTAATATATTTTTTAGTTTCTTTGTATATCCACATTTGACTAGATACAGCTTTTGCAGGTTCATGTTCATCCATATCAGATTTACTAATCCAACCTGTATCACTAATTGCATCTAGCCAATGCAAATCTTTTTTAAGTTTTTTATACTTAAATTTATTTTTTTGATTCGTATGCTTTTTCATACAACTCTGTTACACGTTTTATATAACTATCATCTCTTTTATTAGAATCATAATATCTAGGATCATTCATCATAGATTTTAAATCTACTAAATCTGGAGTTACAGATACTTGTGTTGGTGTTGTAGGCATAGGACTATCTTTTGTCATAGTCATAATTTCTTCTATTGCTTTAACTCCTTCAGCTGTTGATGCTATACTTGAAAAAGTATTATATGCTTCTGGTGATAAATTTTTTTTCGACCAAAGCTCAGCAGCTTCAACTCTTTCTTTAGATGAATCTCCTAACTTTTCCATTTCAGTATTAACATTTGGTAAAGTTGCCATTGCATTTGTTATAAAAACATTAACACCTTCATCAAATTGTTCTTGAGATAAACCATTTTTTTTAGCTGTATCTTTCCACCATTGTACTATTTCCATATCATCTGATACAGATACATCTACATTTTCTGGAAGTTCTGGAAGATTAACTTTATATTCTTCTGGTGTTTTACCAAGTCTTTCTTGTTCTAAATCTTGTCTAACTTGTTTAGAAAGATCTTCTGTTCTTGAGCCTAATTTTTTCTCAAGAGCATTATAACTTGAAGCTAAGTTTTCTAAATTAACTTCTTTTCTATCAGCATCCCAAAATTTATCTTGTACAAATTCTGGTTTATCGCTTACAGTTTGTTCTTGTGTTTCTGTGGCGATTGGTGCTGTTGCATTATCATCTACCATCTTGTTCTCCTTTTTTTATTCTTGTTTGTATTACAGCTGTTAAAAATCTCATTCCTTCTAAATGAAATAATTTATTACTGTCTATATTAGGACCAGCAACTGCTTCAGTTGTAATTGATTTAATATATTCAAGAATTTTTTTTCCATTTTCATCCTTAAATACACCTGCAAAAATTTTATTAAGATTACGTTCTTCTTCGTCTGTTCTAACGTAACCATCAATAGATTGTGCAGGGATTGGTTTTTTTTGTTTAAGTCCATCCCAACTCATTATTCTGGTACTTCTCCTTCATTAGGGGCAGTTTGTAATTGACTTATCTGTTGTACTATTTGCTGTTGTTCTCCTTCATCACGAATAAGTTTTTCTGGTAAATTCATTTTTTCAGCTAAATATTTTGCAGTTTCATTTTGATTTACAATTACATTAATCATTTGTGGGCCAAAAGTACCTGCAATAATTTCGTTAAATCTATTTACATCAGAAACATCTTGCATGTGTTGAGCTTGGGCTAATGGTGATCTAGCTCCTATTTTAACTTCTCTACCATTAACTTTAGGTAATTCTATTCTACCTTGTTTAGATAATATTCTAATTATTCTTTTTAATAATGGATGTATAAATTCAGATTGTAATCTTCCAAAAGAAGAACCTATCTGTCTTGATAAATCTGCCATTCTTTCAGAAACTTCTGTTGCTGTCATTGGAGTTCCTTCTGGTCTTCCAAGAGCTTCCATGTATAAAGCTTTTTTAATATTTTGCCTCATATCATTTAATACTAACTGAGCTACATCAAAGTTAGATGCAGATTGTATAGCATTTAATCCTCTTGATCCTGGTGCTACTGGTATTAATGAACCAGGTACTAATGCAATATTATCTGGATTAATTACACCATCATCTTCATAAGTATAAACTCCAGATACTGACATTTGTGCATTTTGCAATATTAATTCTACAGTTAAATTACAAGTTTTTATTGCACCCATAGCATTAAATACTGGTCCTCTGCCATAAACTTCTCCAGAAGCTTTATTCCATCTAAATACTAAGTATGGATTAGATCCTTCGCCTGTATATTCTTCTTCAAATATAACTGCTTTAGGATTTTCTAGAACTACACAATATTTATATTTTTCTTCATTATGTAAATGAATTTTATATACTGCTTCAATAATTGTTAATTCTTTTTTTTGTTGAAGTAAATCAAAGTTTTCTGGCATAATTGCTTTAGGATATAAAACTTTAACATGTTCTGGTTTTACTTTTCTTGTTCTATATACTGTATCTATTTTACCATCTGGGCCATTTAATAAACATATTTTAGGTAATGGAACAGCTGTAAATTTAACAGGATTAACTGCATCACCTTCTTCTACTAACATACATCCAGTACCTACTGCTAAATCCATAAATGCTTCATGTACTTCTTGATTAAAGTTTGAGTTTTGTAATACTTCAAAAACATATTCAGTAATTTTATCTAACTGTAAATTAACTTGTGATTTTTGTTCTTCTGGTATTTCTACACCTGCTTGGAAGTCTGCCCATCTTGCAAAAGTTGGAACAATTCCAGACTGTAGTCTAGATGCAAATTCTTGCACACCTACTACTGCTGTTTCATCAAAAATTTTATCAGTTCTTTTTTGTCCAGGCGACTCATCATAAAAAGATTCTCTATTAGGTAAGCAATACTCATATGCTTCTTCAAACTTTTCTCTCCAATGATCTTTAACAGATACTGCTTCTTTATACTTTTCTAATATACCTGTTGCTTTATTCGAAGTATTTAATTGTGGTGTATTATCAATTGTATAGTCCATTATTTTTTTCTCCACTTGTTTTTAAGTTCTATAGTAAAAACTTGTAATTTAAAAACTATTTTATTTATAAATTTCTTCATCTAAATCTTTTAGTTTTTGCTGCGATACTTTTTGGTTGTTTAACAAACTGTTTTCCTTTTTTATTACCACGTGCTTTAGCTGCGTTAGTTGCTGATTTTTCTTTAGCTGTAAGAGCTTTCCAAGCTTTCTTAGGTAAATATCTTCGTTTGCCTTCTGATTTTTTACCACTACTTGTTTGCCATTTTTGTTTGCCCCATTTACTGAGTTTGTTAGATGAAGACTTAGATCCTCTATAGCCTCCACCTGCTTTTTTATAAATTTTGACAGCAAGTTGCATAGCCCTAGCACTGTGTTTTCCTCCCATTTTTGCTTTAGCTTGAGCTTTAGCTCTAGCCCATAAAGCAGGTTTAGTTTTCTTTGCAGTAGCCATTAAGCTTTTTTCTTATGTCTATTTGCAAAATTTCTTGCAGCAGCTACACTTCCAAATCCCCAAGCTTTTAATGCTAAAGCTTTTCTAGTTGGTCTGCCTTTACTATCTTTCATTGGTCCTTTCATTCCTGCAAACCTTGCAGCAAATGATACTCTACGAGGATTAGTACCTTTTTTAACAGGAGCTTTTAAATTAGATCCTTCTTTACGTTTAAAAAAAGCTCTACCTCTAGCATTTAATCCTCCTTTAGGATTTTGATAAACTTTTGCTACCATTATCCAAAGAAACCTCTACCACCTGCTTTACCAAATAAAGATCTAGAACCTATGATTCCTTTAGCAACTTTTTTATCATAAATTGCTTTTTCTTTTTCTAATTTTTTTTCTCTTTCTTCTTCAATTTTAACTGCCTCTGGAACTGTTGGTACAGGTTTTGGTTTTGGTTTTGGTTTTGGTTGTACTTTTGGTGCTGGTGGTTTTGGTTTTTTAAACGGATTTCCCATTATATCTCCTCGTCTATGTCATCAAAATCATATGATGTTAAAGAACCCATGTTATCTTCCATTTCTTGTAATAAATTATCTTCTTGATCATGAAGATCTCTTATTTCATCTATAATTTCTTGCAATGATTTTTTCTTTAGTTTTGGCATTTGTTTTCCAAAATGACTTATATCCTGCTTTTATCAACGCACAATATAATTGATATGGAGTAAAGATATACCATTTGTAAAAACCAATTAATCTCATAATAAATGAAACACAAGTCATATCTTTAATTCTTAATGTATGCCACTGATTTTTAACTGGACATCTTAAGACTTTAAAATTTTTTAAATAAAAAAGCATGTCTTCAATATCTTTTTTTTCAAGATAAGTTAGTTTTATTCCTAGATGAGTAAATTCTAAATGAACCCATAAATCATTTTTTTCTGAATAAGATAAAGCTCCACAATGTTTAAATCCTTTTTTTAAAAAGGTAAACCAATCAGAATCACTATGATCATCAGATTCATAGAAATATATTAACCATTCCGTTTGAATATGTCCCATACTTTTCTTTTATTTGCACCAGGCTTTTGAAATACATCCCATTGTTTTTTAGCAACAGTTGGCTGTGTTTGTATTTTACCAGACATCATTGTTCTACCTTCACCAGCTCCCATCATTAAATATTGTAAAGCATCATGAACGTGAGAGTATCTATTCTTTAATGGTTTTTCATCATATCTATCTCCAGATACTTGAAGTCTTCTATAATGATAACCACCATTAAAACCTTTTTTGAGATTAATACAATCAGTACTCATATTAAATCCTGGTGATCCATCTACTAATCTTGCAAGTGTAGAATCAACAGCTTCTATTCTTAAAGCAACATCATTAGATGGTGCAGGTATAGCTTTTAATCCACAGTTTCTCATAATTTGAAATGGAGTTCTTTCATCTGTTTGTGATCTAAAATCTCCAGCAGGATCTCCATAGATCATAACTTCATATCCTTTATATAATTTTGCAATTTCTCCTCTCAGTAATTCTGAGAATCTTATTACACCCATTTCAAAACAAACAAGCTCATTAATAATATTCCATTTACCTGTTGTAGTTCTTTGACCAAAAACAGCAGCAGGAGTTAATCCAAAGTCAACTCCAATCCATATTGGTTGTCCTGGTATTAAATCTATTTTATTTTTTGTAATGTGTAATTCTTCTTTGAAGCTGTGATACACAGGTTTACCTTCTTCAATAGATCCTAGTTTATTTAAAACATAAACATCTATCCATCCTTTTGTTTTACCTCTAATAATATTTTCATAATATTTTGGGGTTAGGTTTTTTTTATTTTCTGATTTAGTGTTATCTTCATATCCACTTATAAAACCATCCTTGCCTTTGTTTTCTAGCAAAGCAGGGGGTTGTGTATAGAAACTCCAGTTATCTGGTTTGATTAACATTAAAGCTTCATCTCGAGAGATGTGATCTGGTACAGGTACATCTGCTGCCATGATCGGCCACCAGTGATCTTCTTCTGGTGCATTGGTATCAGCTATAACTCCATACCAACTAGCTCCACCTTCTCTCATACTAGGAAATCTTCCTACCCTCATAGTACAAGCATCTATAATTGATTTGGGTATTTCTCTTGCTTCATTAACCCAAACGCCAGTCAATTCTAATGATAGTAATTTCTTAACATCTTCTGGTCTATCAAGAGCTAAGAAGATAACTTCTACATCAAGTTCACCAACTAAGATTCTATGAGTATAAGGAACGCTCCAGGCAAAGTTACCCCAAGTATCTTCTGGAAACCAATCTAACCATGTTTTAATTGTTGTAGTTCTAAGCTGTGGATTTGTATTTCTAATTACAGCCCATCTAGATTTTCTTTTACCTTCTGCATTCTTCTGTTGTAATAAAGCTCGTCTAAATATTTCAATACAACACGCTACCGATTTTCCAGAACCTACTGGACCACGCAGTCCTCTAAAGAAGTCTTCTGACTTCATAAATTTTTTTAAAGTATCGCCTTCTGGTTTGTATTTAAAATTAATCGACATTTACACCAACATTAGCTTTTAACAGATTGTATATAGTTTCTTCACCAAAAGCTTCTACAAGTTTATCAGCTTCATAGTCTGTTATCATGTGTGTTGGATAATTTTTTAAATGTACTTTCTTAACTATAGTTCTTAATCTATTACGATCTTTTAAACTTATATTATTGAGGAACGACATTTCAATTGTTCTACCCTTTCTAATACTATTTTCAAGATTTCTTCTTCTTTACCATATTTAGCTTCAAATTCTTTCTTAGCCATGTGTATAGAAAAGTTTCCTTGATGATGGTCATGACATAACGGAATAACATGAAAGTGGCTTGTACGTCTTCCTATGCCAGTTCCAGGTGGTCTTATATGGTGTAGGTTGGCTGGGCGTTCGCAGCAATAGCAACCAAGCTCAGCAACCCACCTCATATGTTCTCTTTCTTTCTTTGTCGCCATTACTTCTTTTTCATTTTTGCTATGATCTTTTTTTTAAGAGCTTCTGGTAATGATTTCTGTTTTCCTGTTAACTTGCTTTTTGCAGCAGGTCTTCCTCTTTTTGAACCATAGGTTCCTTTTCCGTAGGGCATTGTTCCTCCATTACTTGTTCGTATGTTGATCTGCATCCATCTGGTGTTGCAGCACTAGCCATCTGTATTGCTTGTATATCATTTTCGGCTGAATATACAATCTCTCTTTTGAGAGTGTCATCTTGCCATATATTAACTTTGTAATTCATGTTCTCTCCTTTGTTTGTTGGAAGGGAGAACCTTATAGAACTAAAAAAAATTTTAAAACGCACTTAGCAATGCTAACGCCCTTGCCCTTTGTACCTTGTTAGTTTCTTTTGAAGTTTTTTGGATTTGTTTAGACTCTTTGTATGAACGCCCTTTCTTTTCTTCGGCTTATCTCGTGGTATAAAATGTGTGAACTTCTGTTTTGCCATGCGTACCTTTTTGAACCCTGTTGTCTGTGATAGTCGCCTCGTCAGCTATGGCTGATGATTTTTGCCCCCACCCTCCGACTCTGCTAGTCGTAGATGTGTGGGTGCATACCAACGCCTCACGTTAAATCAATATTAATCTTAATATCCCCCTGTATGTTGTGAGATACCTTATCTGGTGCTCTCAACCCTACTCTATCGAGAATATCTCTACTAGCTTCTAGTTGAACGTATTCACTCCTCGCTCCTGTGGATAGCTCGATAAGTCTTTTACTCGCACTTACTGC